GCCCTTTGTCTGCGCCTTGTCAGACTGTCACCTACTGTGTGACTACAATAAAATTCTCATCCACTTAATTGGATCACCCGACCTCTCGAGAACACTCGCGAGCTCAGGACTAACAAATCCTATTGCTAATACGATATTGGAAATACCCATACGCATTCTGTGTACAACTGTCATACCTTGAAGGCCAGTCCATGCTCCTTTCAAGGCTCGTTCATTGTACATTTCTTTCTTTTCAACGTCTTCTCTTGCAATCGATGTTTTTGCCGTGTGATACATTGACATAAGATTACTTTCAACTGTAGAACTATTAAAAGCACGCTTAATTGTAGGAAATTTACGTTTCAAAAAAGTAGTGTAAGACATAATGCCATTTCTAATTCTGGTCTTAATTATATCAACTACTTCGTTGTTTTGTAACACTTTAACTTCCACTAATTTGTAACTTCTAATTGCTCCTCCTTTAACCACGCCTCCCGCTGTAATGTCCATTTCTACTAAGTCATTGACAATGCTTTTCTCTACATCAAATAACTTAGATGCAAACCATAATTGCTTTCTATACAATGATTTGATGTTTTTTGCTATCGCACCACGTTCGCACATTTCTGTGTATCTAGTGTAATAAGCACCTACTAACTGTCTCAACGAGAAGGGAGCATCACTCTCAACACGGCTATGAACAAATGTAGCAGTCGCTCTTGTCAAATATTGTCTCATATTCTTCTCTTTACTCCTGAGATCCATTCTTAAAAATTCTGCAATAGTACCTATGTTCATCTTCGTTGCCTGTGCCCTAACGTTACGCGCCGCCGCATTTTCTATCAATTTGAGCGCGTGACCAAGACTAACAGCTGATCCGTAGACGTCATCACCATTATGCACACTTTTATAAACCGCCTTCTTCAGCCCTGTGTTTGCTAAATACGCATAATTTAATGCTGTGTTTATGAACGTTGTTAGCCTCCAGCCACTAAATAATGTACCCTTTGCTTCATAACGCACGCCTTCGAGCTTGTTATTAACGTACATACTGTCAATACTTTCACTTGTCCATTTTGCTGACTCGATTTGATCACTAGTCAATTGATCACAGTATACGGTCAGCCATGCGTCAATAACTGCCTGCATAGATGATTTACTGTGTTGGCTATTAAAATCATCATAATCATAACATAACGGCACCCCTTTCATAGGTTTGAGCTGTTTCTCGACATCCATTTCGTTCGCGGCTGAACCCGTAGGAATAAAACTTGGGAAAGTATCTTCACAATTCATCAAACCGAAGTCAGCGTTGACATGTGATGTGTAATCACATCCATACAAAGCACGAGTCTTACCCCACTCATACTTAGTGCTGACATATGATTCGATTTTAGGCTCCCGTTTCAAAAAGTCAGTGACTGCCTTGTAGCCTAAGTTAGCAGATAGACCTTTTTTATTCTTCGCTTCACGTGGCAACTCTTTGATCAAGTCTATTTCCTCCTTATATGTTGAATGCACAGCACCTGCAGGCATAATAACTGCTCTCTGATCCCAGTAGTCAGCCCACGACATCTTCATTGGCCTTCTGCCTTCAGCTCTTGCTGTACTAAATAATTCCCTGCATGCATCATATATTTCACCATATGAGAAATTAGCTGTGTTAACATTGACTCTGTGATCTTTTTCTACTTTCCAGTCGATCTCAGTGTCAACCCTATTCTCTAAAACGTTAAGTTCGAATATTTTCGATAAGTCATAGTTAACCGCGTGTTGACACTGCTTAGCCCTGGTCCCTTCGGCTTTAAGCCATTGTTTATCAATACCACCGTACTGCCTTAATAAGCCGAAGAATAACTTCTTGTGCTTATCATCAAGTGCTCTGAAATAAGTGATGAAAGTAGCATGCGTTGACTCTATGTCGTTAAACCTGTCGAGATAGCAACATAAGATACCTTCATAGCCCTTAACCACAACATATTCAGATTTTTTATACAAATCTTTCAATCTAACATGTAAGTGGTGGTACTGTGTAATTTTTTGTTTGTTTTTATTAATTTTATATTTATACTCAAAATCACGATAATCATATAATTTATCATAATCAGCGTGTTCTATGTCCCACTGTTGAGAAATATAATCATATCTTGAATTGAGTCCATCGTACAAATAAGTCGCGAGGTTTCCTGTTAAAGTTCCGCCAACTTTACCAGTAATCTTGCTAACATATCTGTCCATCTGAGTTAATTTTGCATAATATAATACAGCAGTTTCAGTTTCGATAACTTCAGCAAATATGGCTTGCCCTTCAACATAGATGTATTGCTGTGAACATCCTGTATAAGAATAAGTCTTGCCAGCACTTTCGATTACGGTGTCGTTAATGCTGTGACCTGCCACGAGCACAAATCCATTATAGACTGGTGTCGCAGCAGGCATAAAGTTAAAGTCGAGGAATAATGAGATCAAGTTAATATCATCTAACTTAATTAATCTGTTCCTGGCAGCTCTGCCGAATCTATCTCTCCAGCTGGCACATCTAGACCCGCTTCTTGTGACGTAGGCTCCAAGTTCGCCGGGTCCACTTGTTGTACCCGTTGGCGTCCAAACCCAGGTGTCATCAAGTCCGGCAAACCTGGTATTTCTAGCCTGACGAAACGAAAATCCGGCATGATAGTCTTCTTGAGTGCATGTATAACTGCAGAATCAGGAGAGGCCAAAATCTGCTCTCTTAAATGTGCCATCTTAGTTGGCTTAATTGTACGAAGCAACCCACCACTAATATTGATATCCCTGTTGCCTGACATGACTCTTGCTCTCATATTAGTCATGTTGTATGACAATTTAACATGACCATACATAGACCCGATGTTGACCCAATTGTGGTTACGTTGAACGATGTCTTCTTGTCTGATGTCGTAAACAGCCTGTGCACCATATTGAACATCAGTATACACGAATCTACCTACACCATTGTCAGACCAGTTAGTAACTTTCTTCCCAGTAAGACGTTCGGTCGCAGTGACATCATTACCCATCATTCTCAATATATTCATAAATTTAGAAAAAACTCTTGGATCTGTGATTGAGATAACACCTTGCTCTTGAGTTTCAATAACTATTTCAACTTCATCTGATAGTTTGTCAGCAAACAAGTCATCAGTATTAAGACCATACGAGAAAACAGGATACAACGGTGGGGTTATAGAAGTGACTCTCAATGTCCTAACTGCAGAGACCTCAACAGGGACTGAAGTCGATACAATGTTGTAATATGCATCTGCTTCAGCATCAGTAACAATAATAGGGACATCAATATATGATTCGTGAATGAAATCAATATTTCTTGCCAAACCACAAGATGTACCATAAGGTAAATCAATGTTATTGCCTCTTCTTGTAGCAATAAGAGTCAAGTCTGTTAACATACCTCTATAAGATAATGGTGCACCACTAATTGACAACTCAGTAAAATTGCCTGAGTTGACAGCTTCAGTGTCCTTGACACGCGCAACACTTGCTAATTCCAAATAAACGTCTTCGTTTAAGACAATAGAGTGATAAAACACAGCATCTTTTGCCTTTCTCCAGGAGTCAAATGTAACTCTCCAAGAATCATCTCTGACATATTCAGTCCCAGACAACAAAAATGGAAGTTCACCAGTGTTAATTGACAATTCAGGCATGTAGACAGTAGCTTCATTCATGAACCATGCGGCCGATTCTGCGCATCTTGGCACAGGTGACAGAAAGACCTGAGCAATCATGAAGTACGCGATATCAAAATCAGTATACAATTTGTTAGAGGTAACTAACGTAGTAATAGCTTCAATAATATCTTTAACTTCATAACCATCAGTTGATCTGTCCGGCGGAGTTCTTGAAATGATCTTCAAACCTTCAAATTGAGTTAAATCTGGCGAACTATGTGCAATACCAAATGGCAACATTCTCTCCCACTCACCTGCAGCATCACGAATGACATTGTAGCAAGCTTGAGTCAAGTTGTTCTTCCACGCAATTGAATTTCCATCTAGCTCACCTTCAAAAGCGATATTAGATGTCGAGACATCACCAGGCGTAATACGAACACTTTCGCCTAAGTTACCGCTTAATCCAGGAAAAACTTGTCCATGAGTAATCTTGACATGACCATTGTTGTAATAGTTACCCTTATGGTCATAGTGCAAGTGCGAATGTTGTTTGATCAATAACAATCTAAGCATATTATAGATCAAAGACACTGCGTTCTTTGTCGAGACAGCAGAAACAACAGCATCAGCAATCGCGACACTCGCGTATCTACGGCCTAACGACTTAACTAAGAGCTCCTCCATCAAGCCAACATCGATAGCACCATTGGTGTCAACAATATCATTTCTGATACCATCATAAATTGGTGTATCAGGCTCAACCTTTCCGACATAGTTAGAAACCATAGTTGCTGAATTGGTCATTAAAGCACCTCTTCTTTCGTTAGCAATAGACCCGTGAGCATCATTATACTCAAACTTAATGTTAGAGTTGAAACCATATTTGATTTCATGAGACTCCAACTTAATGTTTTCCCTTGGGACAAAGTAGCTTGGCAAATTCTTTTGTAATAATTCAAAAAACATAACGAGA